GCCAAGAAACAGTGAAAAAAAACTTGAGGACAAATCTAAGCCAAAAGTCACTGGTCGCCCTTCCAAATACTCCCCAGAGATGTCAGATGAGATATGCGCCCTACTCGCTGAGGGTAAGTCAGTTCGCTTTATTGGTGAGCTTGATGGTATGCCTGTACCTTCTACTATCTTCAAGTGGTTAAGAGAAATCCCTGAGTTTTCGGAGCAATACGAGAAAGCCAAGGAAGAGTCAGCTGATGCGCTGGTGGCTGAGATGTTAGATATTGCTAGTGAGATGCCTATGATTTACGAGGCTGACGCTGACGGTAACATGGTAGCAACCAAGCTCGATTCAGCTGGAATCGCTCGAAACAGGTTGCGTATAGATGTAATCAAGTGGCAGGCTTCCAAGCTCAAGGCTAAGAAATACGGTGACAAAGCCATCATGGAGCACACAGGTAAGGATGGGAATTCTATCCAGATTGACCATGTGAACATAGCCATGGAAGAATTGCTTGAAACCATCAAAAACAAGCTATGAAGCATAAGGTAGACGACAGAGTCTTCTACTGCATGCAATGTGGCAAATCCCTACTAGACATCTTTGATGACAGGCACTACGAGTGCGATGGCATTGAGGGTTATATCCACCCAGAGTTTGTGAAGGTCAGACTCAAGTTCATACAGCTAATGGCTCTCAGTAGCTACGGTAAGGAAGATGGCAAGCAAAAAGCCAAATAAAGCCGAGGTAGAAGAGCTCGCTAAGATGGCTAGAACAGCTGACCCAATCAACGCTGAGGTCATGCTTAGGAAGCTTCGGTGGCTATCTACCCAGAATGAATACCAAAGGATGCCTGACGGGGATTGGTGGGATGTATGGCTGTTCCTAGCAGGGCGAGGTGCAGGTAAGACAAGAACGGCGGCTGAGACTGTCTGGCAACTGGCTTGGGACAACCCCAAGACTAGGACGCTGGTATCCGCTCCGACCTATTCCGATGTCAAGGATGTCTGCTTTATGGGGGAGTCAGGGCTAATCAATACCATGCCCAAGAACATCATTGAAAAGCATAGGGAGTCCGACAACGAGATAATCCTCATAAACGGGTCAATCATCAAGGGAATCCCTGCGTCAGAACCAGAACGGTTTCGTGGTCCACAGTTCCACTACGCATGGCTGGATGAGCTGGCGGCTTGGGAATACCTCGATGAAGCGTGGGACATGATTCAGTTTGGATTGCGTCTGGGTGACCATCCTATCGCTATTTGTACCACTACCCCAAAGCCTAAGCCCAAGATTATGGAGCTGGTGGATAGGGATGGAGAGGATGTCATCGTTACAAGAGCTACGACCTATGACAACATGAGCAACCTAGCTCCTACCTTTCAGAAGCAAATCATGCAATACGAGGGTACAAGCATAGGTCGGCAAGAGATTTACGCTGAGATTATTGACCCAGAAGAGTCTGGAATCATCAAGCGGAACATGTTCAGGCTATGGAATGCTTACCTCCCAACAGGGGAAAAGAACCCATTACCCCAGTTCACCTATGTCCTACAGTCCTATGACTGTGCTACCTCAGACAAGACAGCCAACGACCCAACCGCTTGCGTGGTTCTGGGTGTATTTAAGCCATCCCCAGACAAACCACCATCAGTCATGCTGATTGATTGCTGGTCAGAACACATGCAATACCCTGACTTGCGTCCCAGAGTCATTGAGGAAGCTGGTTCAATCTACGGGAATGAAGACGAGTGGGGTCATGGGAAGAAGGTTGACCAGATACTGATTGAGGATAAGTCAGCTGGTATCTCCCTGATACAAGACTTACAGCGTGCTGGATTGAACATCAGAGCATATAACCCTGGCAGAACCGACAAGGTAGGACGACTGAACCTAGTGTCACCCATCATAGCCAAGGGATTGGTCTACCTTCCTGAGAGTGAAGAGCATGAGAATCAGGTACGAAGCTGGGCTGAACCATTTGTCAATCAAGTCTGTGCGTTCCCAGATACAAGGCATGATGACTATGTAGATGCTCTGACACAAGGCTTGCGTTTATTGCGAGATATGGGTTTAATTACAGTAGATTATCTGTATAATGACGAAGACATCTACTTAGATGAAACTCAACCTAAGCGAGTAAATCCCTATGCCATTTGACGCACTAGGCAACTTTATACCTGACGATGAACTGTCGTTAGACGCTATGAAGTATGAGTTGGCTAAAAGAGGTTCAATGCCTTTGCGCCCAGATGGTTCAGATGTGCCGTATGTAGCTTCCGAGATTCCAAAAACTTATGTAGCTAAACCTCCTGCTCGAACATCGAGTGGTTCGCCATTTCATATGCCAGATGTAGCAGAAGCGGCTGCTACCTTTGGCTCAAGCCTAGCTGCCTTTGTTCCAGCGCATTTATACGGTGTTGCTAAAGGAATTCAAGCTGGCGAGTACGGTAAATCTACTAAAGTAGCACAAGAACAAGCCGCTAAAGCGCTAGAAGCCATGACCTACAAGCCTCGCACTGAGGAAGGTAAATCTATGGTTGAGTCAATCGAAGCCATACCACGCACACTTACTGGTTCGCACATGGGTGCTGGGCCTATGGCTGAGATATGGAAAGCGCCAATACGAATCTCACCATCAGATGTGCAAGTCATGGGTGCTCGTGGTATCAGCGCAGCTCGTGAGATTGGTGACATTCCAAGAGACTTCTCCGCAGCACAGTCTGGGCTTACCCGTCTAAACGCTTACAACGAGCCAACCTACGGAGCTCGACTCCAAGCTGTAGCCGAAGATATTGGTGATGTCACAGCCAGACGGCAAGCAATGGGTAAGTCTTCCCTCGCTGGTATCCCAGAAGGATTTGTAGAGGTATTTGACCCCAAGCTATACGCTGTCCGAAACACTGGTGAAGGGCAGATGGTATACCCAAAGGAAACAAAGGCTGGGGTTAGCCCTGATAGCGTCACTTACGGCAATACAGAAGCAGAGTTACGCTCGATAGCTCCTGAGCTCAGTGTCAACCGTCCTGAAGCCATCATTGATAGCTATGAACAGCTTTACATGTCTGACCGTTCCCCAGCTTCACGCTCATTGCAAGCGCATAAGGATAATTTCTTTGAGACCAAAGCCAAGGAAATGTTCCCACCAGAGTTTACTGGTCGTGACGCACTGAGAGCTTTGGAAAGAGGTTATCCACCAGCTGAAGTCAGAGACATGAAGCTTAAGTGGTTTCAGGAGTTTATTGAAGAATCAAGGGCGCAGGGCTTTAACATTCCGTCCATGGAAGAGTACTTAACTCGTGCTCAAGGCGCTAACCTGCTAACCAGAAAGATTATTCCAAACATCATCCAGAAGTACATTGGAACGCCAGCTGACCCATTCCTTGAAAGCGCTAAAAAGGGTATCACTATGAACCCTGCTGAAGAGCTAATTGAGAAATTTGGTGAGTCAGACACCAGTACAGAGGTAGCTCGCAAAGTGGCTGGCTTTGAACCCAAAGGCGAGATAGCCGACAAGCTGATGCCTGTCGCTATGTCTAAGCTGAATACCCAGAACCAAGAGTTGGATACTTTGATTGCGGAACAGGCTGAAATAGGTCGAACCGAAGGCATGGTTGTACCTTACCCAGATGGGCGGATTGACCCAGATACAGGGCAAGTGGCTATGGCTACCAATCCAAACTACGCTCAGTACAGCAACAAGATTGGCGCTATGCGTAAAGCTATTGAGGATACCGAAGAGGAAATCCGCAAGCTCCAGATTGCCCAAGCCTACGAGAATGTTTCAGACGCATCTATTCAGAGGGCTGAGGCTGCGTATTTCAGACAAAATATTCCACCAGAAGAGGAACAGTTCTTCCCTCAATTGTTTGGCGAGAAAAAGCGAGCAACCAGAATATCTCCTGTTGAATACCTGACTCCAGCAGATGCTCCATTCTTTGAAACCAGCGCACAAGGGCTAAAAGGAGCTGGAATTATTCCTCTGACTCAAGAGCTGGTTCAAAAGATTATGAGGGGAGAGATTCCTCCCGACCAGATACCGACCTTGTCCCAGCCACACACCATCACGAAGTTCATGGCTGACATTGTTGCTCCACGGATAGAGAAAGAAAAGGCGGCTCGTCTAGCCCAAAAAGACTACAAAAATAATGTGATGAATCACTTCCTTGAGGTGCTCAAAACCATCCCAGAGAGCATGAGGGTTGGTAAAAACGCCAAGCTTTTATGGATTGATGACGCAACTCCTGAAGCAGAAATTAATCAGGCGTTGTCTGATGAGACTTTCATCCTTGACCATTGCATTGGAAACTCTGGTAGCGGAAGAGGAACAAAGCACATATTTACTGGGGATGACCGCCAATACATTCCTTACTTAGACCCAGCTACTCAGCAAAAGTTCAAGAATGCAGGTGGAACTAGCTCCTATATGGATGCTGTAAAAAATGGCGAAAAAGACATCATGATGATTCGTGATGACAAGACGGGTATGCCAGTAGGAACTATTGAGCTAAATAAACAGGCTGGTGCTGATGGCACAAACGAATACAGCATTGGCTATGTCAGCGGATACAAGAACCATTCCAATAAATTCGATGGTATTGACCCTCAATACAGTGAGGCAATCAGAGACGCATTGAACATGGTTAAGGATGAGGTTACATCTTCTGACGGCAATGAAGCCCGTTCTGGCGTGTTTGACATGAATGACAGAGACCAGCTTAACAGGCTTAAAAAAAATCTTCCTTTGCCTAGTAGAAATAATCAAGAAAATTCTAGAGCATGGGCTGGAGTCCAACAGATTCTTAAAAACACCATTGGCACTGACCGTTTTATTACTTTTAAGCAGGCTCAAGAAGCCCTCAAACAATACATATCTGAGAATCCACCAGTTCCAGAAGTGCGCTCAGGATTCCCACCAGCAGGCAAAGAGGTTACAGAGCGCAACATCATCATGCAAGGATTGAGCAGGGATAACTTGAATGTTAGCCGTCAGTTTGACGCATCTCGTCTTGTATCTGATGGTAATAGGTTTGCTAATCTTCCAAGCACTACAAACATGGAAGAAGGTCCACGCTTAGCGTTGCAAACAATATTAAGAAGTGAAAATCGTAGAGCGAGTGCAACACAAGGAATTAGTGACTATCAACTGTTCCGCAATATACAGAGCTATATTGACCAGATAAATGATGGAAGCTTACGCTTTGGTGACTTTGGTCTTCGTAATGGCTCTGATTTGCTTGAACTACAAACAGGATTGCAAAGACATGCTGACGCTATTGGTCAGCTGGCTCATTATGCGGATGTGTTGCAACGCAATGGATACCGTTCACCATTGCCATCTGAGAACCTCAATACTCCAGAATGGCAAGCGTATCAACGCTTTATTGGCGAGTTGGGAATTGATGACCCACAAGACTTAAGAACCAGATTACGGGACATGATTATTCATGGTGACCCTCGTGAAGTTGACCCAAATTTAGATGATATTCAGCGTGAAAACTTTAAACATTTATTAGAAATTCATGACCGCTCAATAAATGAAGCTTTGACTTATCCTGCTCCAACAGCTCCTGCTCAGCAACGAGGCATTCCGCTTAGACAATTTGAAGAGCTTGTTGAAAATACTATAAACGAGATTGGCACTAACTTTGGTGAAGGAACACGCCAAGAAGTTAACAATATTTTTGTTAATGCTATTGGTTCTCAAATGGATGTTGCTGTAAATGAGCGTCCAGTTCAGGTAGCAAACTTTCTTAATGAACAGGCTCGTGAAGCTGCTAATCCTGTAGCTGTTCGTAACGCTTTAAGAGTTCTAGCTGGAGCTATTGACCAAGCCAACGCTGACATCCAGAACGCTCGTAATGCTCCAGTTCCTGCTTTGCCTAGCTCTGAAGATTTAAGAAATGCAGTATTAGCATCTGTAAACGATATGTCTGCATACCAATGGGCGGATGTCAGTGAAATTTTTGAACTCATAAAGACTGAAATTACAGACGCAGGTAGCCTTCCACATCAACAGCCATTTACTTTA